GTTATAAAACGAATAATGTGTTATGATATAAAAGAACATTGGAAATGGATCACAGTTCCTTTAGATGTTGATGTAGATGTTAGTCCTGTTGATTGTAGCTGGGCTGAAAAGAAACCTTATAAAGAAAAATGAAATGGTTCTACATGAAAAACCAAGAATTAGAATAATTCATAAAGACTGCATGGACTATATGAGTAAAATAACTGATAAGTATTTTGATCTTGCTATCATTGATCCACCCTATGGGATAGGAGTAAAGGGTGATATGATTAAATCAAGAGTTCTAAAAATGAGTATGAAACACAGGAACGATCCAGGAAAACCTGTTGACAAGTCAAAATATAAAGAAAAAGAATGGGATAAAAAACCACCTGTTGAATATTGGAATGAACTATTTAGAGTAAGCAAAAATCAAATAATTTGGGGGGGAAATCATTTTGTTTTACCTTTAAGTAAGGGTTGGATTTTTTGGGATAAATTACAAACGAAAGAGGCAAATTTTTCAGCAGGAGAATTAGCATGGACTTCTTTTGATTCAAGGATAAGAAAATTTACACATCAATGGGCTGGTTTTGCAAAAACGAACCCAGAGAAAAGGATACATCCAACTCAAAAACCAGTAGAACTGTATGAATTTTGTTTGTTGACTTTTGCCAAAAAGGGGGATAAAATATTAGATACTCACTTGGGTTCAGGAAGCAGTGCAATTGCTTCATTTAAACTCGGTTTTTATTTTGTTGGTATTGAAATAGATGATGATTATTATAGTGACAGCGTAAAAAGAATAAAACATTATATAGATTTTTATAAAAAACCTTTATTTGACTTGTATGATATTAAGTGAAAGCCCAAAAATTGAAATAATTCATGGTGATTGCATGGATTATATGAAAAATCTTGCTAATAAGACCTTTTCGGTTGCTCTTGTTGACCCACCATACGGAGAAGGTTTCGATAGGGAAAGAGAGTCAATGACTATTTCACCGAATATGAGTCCCGAACGCAGATACGCTTGGTCTGAAAGAAGTATAGGGAAATACAAGAAGAAAAGTTGGGATAAGGTTCCACCAAAAGGGTATTTTATTGAACTATTTCGGATTTCAAAAAATCAAATTATTTGCGGTGGAAATCATTTTGAATTGCCACAATCAAGAGGGTGGGTATTTTGGGATAAAAGAATTCCTGCAAATTTTAGTCTTGCTGATGGTGAATTAATTTGGACAAGTTATGATAAAGCTGTAAAGAAGTTTGTTTTCTTATGGTCTGGTTTTTTAAAAGCTAAAAAAGTTGAAAGAATTCACCCAACTCAAAAACCAGTAGACTTATATAAATTTCTTTTTAAAAATTATATAAAAGAAGGAGATACAGTAATAGATACTCACCTGGGTTCGGGAAGTAGTGCAATTGCATCCTATGAATTTGGTAATGATTTTACTGGGTTAGAAATAGATGATGATTATTATAAAGACAGCATAAAACGAGTAAAAAAGTTCATAAGTGAACAAAAACCATCACTTTTTAAAGCAAGAGATTTATGAAGACAGGAATTATAAGAGAAAGACGCAAAGATTCTTTTTTAACAAGAGAAGTTCCTGAATACTTCACTTGTGAAAATAAAATTTATGAAGTTTTATCATCTGGAAGATTCTTAGTTATTGGTTTAGATAGGGAAACAAACGAAAAACAAAAATTTCAGAAATGTGACATACACTGGATAGAGAGTCTTGAATTAACTAAACTATACGATTTTCTATTGAACAGAGAGGACTATATAAAAAATTATTATCATGGTGAACATCAAATTGTGCTTTATGAACTTGATCTTTACCTTGATATAATAAAAAGAATCATATTTAGTAAACAATTAAAAATTAAAAAAGATGAAAATGAATGAAATTTTAGAAAAAGAATCAGAAGAAAGTGCTTTCCTTTATTGTAAAGAACCATTGGAAACAATTTTGCAAAAAAACAATGATGCTACTACATTAAATAAAGCGTTTGAACTATCAAAAGAAGATTATGATAGTATTGTAGAAGATTTTAAAAGTTTAATCTCAGTATTAATGGATGAAGAGAAAAAATCAGTAAAAATTATGCTTGTTTTAAAACAAAGTAAGTCATTAAAAGAATTTTGCCTGAAATATTTAATGTATAATGAATTTATTATGTATATTATGCGAAATGCATTAGTAGAAGAATTAAACCCATTAGAATTAATTAAGAAATTAATGAGGAGTATTGGGAGGGAAGAATGAGCTTATATTTAAAATATCGACCAGCTTTTCTTGATGAAATGGTTGGAAACAAGGGAATTATAACAACGTTGAAAGGTATGATAAGAAAAAACGAAATACCTCATGTTTTACTTTTTCATGGTTTCACTGGTTGTGGGAAAACTACTCTTGCAAGAATTGTTGCTAAAGAATTGGGTTGTTTAGAAAACAACATAATTGAAATTGATACGGCACAATTTCGTGGAATTGATACAGTTAGAGAATTACGAAAAAATTGTCAGTTTACGCCTTTAGGTGGAGGAGTAAGGGTTTATATACTCGATGAAATTCATAAAGCAACAGGAGATGCTCAGGATGCTTTATTAAAAATACTTGAAGATACACCCAATCATGTATATTTTATTCTGTCCACTACTGATCCACAAAGCCTTTTGCCTACAATAAGAGGAAGATGTTGCCAATTTCAAGTCCAGCCTTTACAAGATGAAGATATGAAAGGTCTTTTAATTGGTATAGCAGAACAAGAAAATGATTTTGTTGAAGATGAAATATTAGATCAAATCATTCAGGATAGCCAGGGACATCCACGTAATGCTCTTCAAATACTTGAGCAGGTATTAGCCACACCTAAAAAACGTCGTTTGGCTATTGCCCAACAAGCGGCTATTGAACAATCTGAAAGCATTGCTTTGTGTCGTGCTTTGATTAAAGGTGAATCATGGTCAAAAGTAAAAGTAATTTTACAGGGATTGAAAACACAAGACCCTGAAGGAATCCGAAGGGTTGTATTAGGGTATGCTTCAAGTGTATTGTTGAATAAAGAAGATGATCAAGCCGGATTAATACTTGAATGCTTTAGTGAACCCACATATAATATTGGGTTTCCGGGAATTTTACTTGCAAGTTTTGGTGTAATTAAAGGGTAAATATTATGGAACCAAAATTCAAAGTAGGGGATAAAGTTATTGTCAATAATGATTTTGAAACAATAATAGATTTTGTAGTAGTTGATACAGAACACGAAGATACAGTTCTTTATGGGTTTAAAAATATCATAGGGGAAAAATCTGCTGCGTTTGAAGAAGACATTAAACTAACTGAAGAATAAAATGGAAAAAATTATGGAAGCAAAAACAATCGAAGATGTAGCAAAACAATTTGAAGAGTTTAAAAAATTGTTAAAAAATCCGATTAGAATGCCAACTGGAACTTTAGAAGAAATTAAAGAAAACAAAGTTTGGGTTACTTTTTCCTATAATGTAAATTTGGGAAATTATGAAAACATTAAGATTGAATCAGGGTACTCACAAACAGTAAAGGAAAATGAAGATCCTTTAAATCTGCTTGAAGAAATGCAAGATAATATTTCAAGTGTTGTAATAGGTGCAGCAAAAAATCTTAAAAAACAATTAAAGCCAAAAAGAAAAAATGGATGATATAAAGAAGATTATAACACATTTTTGTCCAGAAAATACAGATGAAAATCCTGCTTTCCCTAACTTTACTGATACAGATATTTGGGAAAATGGATTTCTGGTAGGAATTGCAGTTGCTACAAAAGCAATAACTCATGAATATTCTATAAAAACAAAGAATTGGATTTTTAACAAAATCATAAATAAATTTGATATAAAATGAACTATGAACAAAATTAAACTTAAAAAGTCTGATGAACAAAGTATTCATCACTCAGGAAGTTTGTACAAGGTGATCGACCAAGATACAATATTTATGCTTGTTTATTTAGAAGAAGCGTGTATATGGTCAATGGTTGACTTATCTTATGGAAAAGGTTCTAAGCATGATGCTGTTAAAGAAAAAATAATACAAGGATATAAATTTATTGGAGAAGATATGACTATCGAAATTAAATAAAAACAACAATGAATTACGAAAAAGACATAATGATCGATGAAAATGCTCTTGACGTAGAGTGGCTTGATCAATCTGAACTTGCAATAAAATATGGAAAGTATTGGGTAGAATGTAAAGAGGAACTCATGCGTGCTGAAGAAAATGTAAAAGTAGTTACAGCAGAACTTACTCTGGAAATAAATCAAAATCCAGAAAGTTTTCTTGGTGAAGGTATAAAAGTTACTGATGTAAAAATAGAATCAGCCGTTAGAATAAATCAAAGACATTTAGAAGCAAAAGAACTTTGGATTAATGCGATGTCAAGATTTAACGAAGCTGAAATTGTAAAAAATGAAATAAGTTTTACAAGGAAAGCCGCTTTAGAAAATCTTGTCCAGTTACATGGACAAAATTATTTTGCAGGGCCATCTGTCCCAAGAAATCTTCATAATGAAAAAGAGAAACGGGAAAAAAGAAGAAAAGAATCTAACGCAAGGGTTAGAATAAATAAATAAGTTTAATTTAATTCACTTTGTTATGAAAAAGAAAAGTTCTATTAGTTTTCGTGGAAAAACAAAAAAGAATGCTGAAAAACGTAAAAAGGGTTCAGCTTATGGTTATTTAAACATACCAAAAAATGTTGATGTTTTTAATGCAGAACCGGATAGTAAGGTGGACATGGATATTATGCCTTACCTTGTAACTGACAAAAATCATCCTGACAAAGATGTTGAGAATGAAATTGCAACAGAAGGAAGTTACTGGTATAAAAGACCTTTTAAAACACATCGTGGTGTTGGTGCTAATAATGACACCTATGTGTGCCGCACATCTATCGGAAAGAAATGCCCTATCTGTGATTATAGGGATAAAATTCGTAAAGAAAATGGGAACGAAGATGAAATTAAACAAACTCGCCCGAGTGATCGAAATTTAATGGCAATCATTATTAAGAACAATAAGAAAATAGATGATAACAGAATTCATCTGTTTGATTTCTCTGACTATCTTTTTCAAGAAAGGTTTGAAGAACAACTTGGGGATGATGATAAGTTTGAAACATTTCCTAATCTTGAAGATGGTTATACAGTTCGTGTACGGTTTGCGGAAAATAATTTTGGTGGGAACAAATTTGCAGATCCTTCCAGATTTGATTTTATTGACCGGAAAGAACAATATGATGAAAGCATACTTAAAAGTATTCCTAACTTAGATGAGTGTCTAACTGTTTTAAGTTATGAAGAACTTAAAGCAAAGTTTTTGGAGATTGATACAGAAGATGTAGATGAGGATGATGAAAAACCAAAATTAAAAAAGGATAAAGCAAAACGTGATCTTGAAGAAGAAGAGGAAGAAGATATGGATGAGGAGGAAGAGAATGATGAGGAAGAAGAGGATGATGATGAAGAAGAGAATGAGGAGGAGGAGGAAGAAGAGGAAGAAGAGGAAGAGCTTGTAAGAAAAAGAAAAACAGGGAAAAAGGAACAACCAGCAAGTAGAACTAAGAAAGTTACATCTTGTCCTCAGAAGCACATCTTTGGAAAAGATACAGACAAATTTAACGAATGTGAAGATTGTGAAGTATGGGGTGAATGTCTTGCCGCGAAAAAAGCTTCAAAGAAAAAATAATGGGTATTTTAAAAAAATCTTGTAAATCTGTGCTAAAGAAAGATGCTTCTACATTTTTAGGACTTCGTATCCCTAAAAAGGAAGCATCTTATTTAGCCTTGTATTGTCTTGCCAATGGAAAATCAAAAACATCCATTGTGCATAAATTGTTATTCAAATGGATAACAGATGCAGTACAAAAAGGTAATACCGAAGATTTTCTTATTGATGAAATTGTAGAAAAAGTTTCTCAAATTTGGAAAGACACACCAAAAAGAAATATAAACAATACAAGTTTCAAAAGTAATTTAAGTCTTGAATTTAAGTATAAAGGGCTTGATCCTTCTATTGCTGACATTATAATTAAAAAATTATAAATGAAAAGGGTACGAAAAATAGACATTGATCTCAAGGAACAGATAAAACGACACGCCACATCACCTGTTAAAAAGAAAAAGAAATATGATGGTTCTATTAAAACAGTTATATCAACAGGTTCAACTCTGCTTGACCTTGCAATATCAGGTGGAAGGGTTCATGGTGGTGGTATTCCTTTGGGAATATTAGTTGAAGTGTTTGGTCCAACAGGTGCAGGGAAAACAGTTTTACTGTGTGAAATTGCCGGTGACATACAAAGAAAAGGTGGAGACGTAATGTTCCATGATCCAGAAGCAAGGTTAAATAAACAGTTTGCACAACTTTTTGACGTAAACTTTGAACAGGTTGATTATACTAATCCTGATACTGTTACTGAGGTATTTCAATCGGTTCGTGGTTGGCAACCCAAAGGTACAGTTGTCAATGGCATTTTTGCTGATTCACTTGCAGCACTTTCTACCGATTTAGAAATGGAGAATAAGGAAGGTGATAAAATGGGAATGCGCCGTGCCAAAGAGTTTAGTGAGGAATTACGCAAAACTTGTCGTACCCTTGCTAAAAACAACTGGTTAATGGTTTGCTCGAATCAGGTACGACAAAATCTTGATGCTGGCATTTATGGTCAAAAATACACTACTCCGGGTGGATTAGGTGTTGGTTTTTATTCATCGTTACGGTTACGTGCTGGCAATCCTGAAAAAATTTGGGTAAAACAAACTATTGCTGGTAAGGAAACTAAACGGGTAATTGGAGTGGAAACACAAGTTGAGGTGTTTAAAAGTTCAATCTGGAAACCTTTTCATACTGCTCCGGTTGTTATCCTTTTTGACTATGGAATTGACAATGTGAGAATGAACCTTCAATTTATTAAAGACTTTACAAAGAATACAGTCTATTGTTTAGGGGATAATAAATTAGATTCGTCAATGGAAAAGTCCATTAAAATAATTGAAGAAAGTAATTCGGAGGATGCCCTTTGTGAACAAGTAATCAATCTGTGGGAAGAAATTGAACAAAAGTTTGAAACAGAACGTAAACCAAAAGTAAGATGAGTATTCTAAAGGCCGAAATAATTCCATTTTTAAGTTGGCATACAAATGAATGCCCCCTGTCAATCTGTGATGGTTGTGGAAATATTGTATTTTCAGAACATTTTGCTCTACATATTGACTTATATGTTAATGAAGTATTGGTGAAAGAATCAAATACAGGAATAGTGCTTTGCAGGTATTGTTATGATCTTTTTGCATCGAAACGATAATAAAAATAAAAATGACAAAACATGATGAAAAACTAATAGAAAAAGCTAACCACCTGTTTTGTACAGAATGGTATATGGTAAGCAAAATGGCTAAAGAAGCGGATTCTGAAGAGACTAAGGAATTGTTACAGAACAAAGCTAAACGAATGAACCACGATGAAGAATATTTTGCAGGTATATTATGAAAAAGCCTATTTTCTTACTAAAACCAAATCTAAGAACTTATACAAAAAAGTTCTATGATGGTTGGACTAAAAAAGATTTTGAAGAGGAACGTCTTAAAATTGCAATGAATATTAGCACACTTTCAAGAGCACAAAGAAAATTTGTAATTAATGCTTTTAAATATGATACAAAGAATAAGAACGACAAAGCACCTGACAATACTAACAAATGATCCGTCAATAACAGCTTGGGGGTATTCTATTATTAGGGGTAGTGAAGTATTGGATTGTGGCTGTATAAAGACTGCACCGGATCACAAGAAAAAACGTATACGCAAATCCGATGATTCAATACGCAGGGTTTCTGAAATAAATAACATACTTTTAACTTTAATAATAAAACATGATGTTGATTTTATTTTATCAGAAGCTCCACATGGTAGTCAGAATGCAAGTGCAGCAGTGATGATTGGGATGGTTACAGGAATGTTACAAACTATTGCGGATTGCTTACAAATACCTATTGAATGGTATTCGGAAGGTGATTCTAAGAAAGTTCTACTTGGTAAAAAATCTGCAACAAAACAAGAAACCATTAACAGAATAAAAGATCATTTCCCTGGCTTACCTTGGAAAAAAGCAAAATATGCCAATGAAGCTATCGCAGATGCTATGTCAATTTATTATACGGCTTTAACACTTTCATCAACTCTAAAACTATTGAAATGATAAAACATCCAGTAAAACAAATTAAAGTTTCTAAAATTCTTGGTGAAATGATAGAAACAAATCGAGAACTTTATGAAAAGATTATGGATTCTAATTTAGCAAATTATTTTAACAAAATAGTTCTAATGGCTGAATGTGGAGATAATTGGTGGCAGGAGGAACCTAAATAATGTACCATATTAAACAAGGCAAAAAATACCTTTGTGACAAAAAACCTGTCAAAACTGATAGTTATATTACCTTGTCAGCAGCAGGTCGTGCCACATTGCATGAATGTTGCCCTCTATGTAAACAGGAATATAATGCAATGATTACGAGTTTTACTAATAATATAAGGAAATGGACGACAGATGTATCTTAGAAGAATTAGAAAAAAGTGAAAAACTTTTAAAAATATTTCAAAAAGAACATTTCAACTTATACATTCAAAATGAATTAACTGATTCTGTAAGTAAAATTAGGATATTTAAGATGAAAGGTTACATAAAAGCATTAAATTGGGTATTAAAAAATAAAAAAATATGAGAACAATTTATAAATATCCTGTTCAAATAGAAGATGAACAAACGATTGAAATACCTTTGTTATCAAAGGTACTAACCGTTCAAATCCAACATGGTAAACCCTATATTTGGGTAGCAGTAGATACCGACTCTAAAGTGGTTCCTTTTAAATTCAAATTATATGGAACAGGTCATCCTATTACTAATGATTCTAATTATAGTACATATATTGGAACATTTCAATTATGTAGCGGAGATTTAGTTTTTCACCTGTATTTAATTGGATAAAAATGGATGATGAATATATCTTAGAACATCTTAAACGATGGGTTCCTTTACTTTATGGGAAAGATAAGGAAAAATTTGCTTTTGTAGAAAAACGTCTGAATTATTATTATTTTGGGTATCATGCCGGAGATAATGATACTGTTTTAAATAGAGTATCAAAACCAGTGGCTATATTTTTAGCAACCAATAAAGTAATTCAAGAACAATCTAAAATTAAAAGAACAAGATTAAGATGAAACAAGTTCGTAAAAATGGATATTATTGGGTTAAAATCAAACGTACCGGATTATGGGTTATTGGCAAATGGATGAGTAGTTATGGTTGGTTTAGTTTTGTGCAACTTGAAAATGATACAAGGGGTGGATTCAGTGAAATTGACGAAAGGAGAATCATTAGAGATGTACCACAAGAAATAAATTTAGAACAATTTAAAAAACTACATGAACAATTAAAAAATGATATAGAAGGGGTATCAGAAGTGGTTAGAAAAAGATTATTTGTTAAAACAAAAATTAAAAGAAGGAGAATAAGATGATTTCTGAAATTCGCATAAAGAACTTTCAAAGCCACTACAACTCTGTGTTAAAACTTCATCAGGGTGTAAACGTGATTTTGGGTGGAACAGATTCTGGAAAGTCTGCCATAATCCGTGCTCTAAGATGGATCATTTGGAATAAACCCGGTGGTGATTTATTTCGTTCCACGTGGGGTGGAGATACAAGAGTGGGTATTTTAACTGATTCACACAAAATAATACGAAACAAAGGTGATAAAAATAATTACATTTTAATTGATTCAGAAGATAAAAAGGAATTCAATGCAATCGGAGCAAACGTACCTGATGAAGTACAACAGGCATTAAACCTTGACAGCGTTAATACTCAGTACCAACTTGATGCCCCGTTCCTGTTAAGTAAAACACCCGGACAGATTGCTATCTATTTCAACAAGATTGCAGGAATTGATGTGATTACCAAAAGTACGAAAAAGGTTGAAAAAGAAATACGTGACGTAACAAAAACAATAAGTATTCGCAGGGGTGATTTAAAGGAAAAGAAAGTACAGTTAAAACAATATGAAAATATTGAAGAAGTAGAAAAGAAAGTAGTAAGATTAGAAAATCTTGAATTTAGATATGAAACATTAGTTGATAATTTGCACGATATTTATTCGGTTATTGATAGTTTGAATATAATTGAATTCAAGATTAAAAAATATTCTAAATTATTAAAGGCTGAAAAACCTGTAAATTTACTTTTAGAAAAGATTAATGAAAAATTTAATTTAACAATTCAGATTGCAAAACTTCTTAAATTAAAAGGATTTATAACAAATATTAAAAAACAAATCAATGAAAATCTTGAATTAATCAGTATTGAGCAACCTGTTAATAACATAATACAAAAAATAAATGAAAAGGCTCGATGTGGGCTCGTTTTACAACAGATGAAAGTAGTAGTTAATAAATGTACAACTATAAGTAGAAAGTGGGAAATTAGCCGGCAAGAATCGATTACCGCGGAGAATTTATTTAAACAAAACTTCCCAAATATTTGTCCCTTATGTGGAACTAAAATAAAATGAAATGGAACATAGAATATTGATTGAATTTCCTGTTAAAATGGATATTGAAAATAATGATGATCCATTCATTATAGAAGGAAAAGGTTGGTTTAAAGATAAGCTAATAAATTGGAAAATAATAATGTCAGAAAAAACAGGAATCAGGAATTGGTTAGGTGCAGAGGATTATGCCAAAAAGAAAATTATTTTAAATGAAGCCATTGAAGGTGAATTTTTAGGTCTTAATATTGATAGAAATAATATCAATAACTTTATATCAGTAGAAAGACTACCAAAATCATTTGATAAAAAACATAAAGAAGAAAGTTATGTAATTTTTAGATTATGAAAAGAAAAAGAATATGGAAATATATTCCTGAATATGAGGGTTTATATAAAATATCTATTTACGGTGAAGTTAAAAGTATAGAAAGAAGTGTACCAAATAGTTTAACAACAAAAAGAATTGTTAAAGAACGAATACTAAAACCAGCAAAAAATAAAGAAATAAAAGGTTATTTGTTTGTTAATCTATTTAAAAAAGGTAAAACAAAAGGATTTATGATTCATAAACTTATTGCTATTACATTTCTTAATCACATACCTAATGGACACAATATGGTTATTGATCACAAAGATTCAATTAAAGAAAATAATAATATAAATAATTTACAAATTATAACAAATAGAGAAAATATAACAAAAGATAATATAAGAGGAACATCTGAATATGTGGGTGTTTATTGGAATAAAAGAAAAAAGAACTGGATGAGTAGAATTTATTTTAATGGAAAAAGAAAATATTTAGGTAGTTTTACTAATGAAAAAGATGCCGCAAATGCTTATCAAAAAGAATTAAAAGCTATTAGTATATGAAAAAACCAGATATCATATTTTTTGCAGATGCTCATTTACGTTTGGACATTCCAGTGTGTAGAACAGATGATTTTGAAAATTCTGAATGGAAAAAATTAGATTTTATTTCAGATTTACAAAAGAAGTATGATTGTCCTATATATTGTTCCGGTGATTTACTGCATGCGTGGCGTGCAAGTCCTGAATTATTATCAAAAATAATAGAACATTTACCAAATAATTTATATGTAGTTATGGGAAATCACGATCTTCCTTCCCATAATCTTGAACTTTTATATAAAAGTGGAGTTTACACCTTAGCAGTCGGAAATCATTTAACAATGTTAGATGGTGTTCATTGGAATCAAGAACCCGATATAAAATATGCTATTGATATTAAAAGTAGAAAAATACTTATTTGGCATATATTGACTTACAAAGATGAACTTCCGTGGGCAGGATGTAAATCATCCCAATCCGCAAAGTCAATACTAAAAAAATATCCTCAATATGATTTAATCTTAACAGGAGATAATCACCGAACTTTCGTTGAAGAATACAAAGGCAGAATACTTGTGAATCCCGGCTCATTGATGCGTATGACGGCAGCACAGATTGAACACAAACCCTGTGTATTTCTTTGGTATGCCGAAACCAACACAGTCGAACAAGTTTTTATCCCAATAGAAGATAATGTAATAAGCAGGGAACACATCGAAATAGTAGAAAAACGCAATAATAGAATTGATGCCTTTGTGTCAAGTTTGAATACAGGTTGGGATTCGGATGTTTCATTTACAAGGAACTTAGAAAAGTTTTATGAAGAGAATAAAGTAAAAAAAGAAGTCAAGGAATTAATTAATAAATTTATTGAAGCATGAAAACAGAGGATGAAATAAGAGACGAAATTGTAAGATTGAATGAAGGTAGGGTAGTGGCATCAAACAAAAGACGTTTACTGTTTCAAATTGATTTGCTTTCCATAGAAGGTTATGAATTGCACGCTTGGGAAATGTACTTATTAGGTCAAATAGCAGCATTGACATGGATTTTAAATAAATAATAAAAATGGAACATTTAAAACATAGAAGAATGAAAGAATTACAACTAACATTTCCTTTACACAGGGAAATAGAACAAACCGTAACGTCTTTTAACCAAAGGGTTAAAGATGAAGTAAAGTATATGTCACTTACGGTATTGCTCAACAACTGTCACCCTCTGTACCGTGCAGAATATGCAAGGGCTTTGTACAAGGATGGATATCTTACTGTGGAACAAACAAAAGTATATACCAAACAAATACCTTTAAAAGATGACTGAACAGGAACTATTAGATTTAAAGCAACAAATTGATGATGCTAAAGAAAAGAATCTTCAATTAAAAGGGCAAAAAGATGCCTTAATGCAACAACTGAAAGATGATTGGGGTTGTGCATCCATTGAACAAGCCGGCAAAAAGATAAAATCAATGGAAAAGCAAATTGCCGATTTATCTGTTGAAATAGAAACAGGTTTACAAGAACTTGAAGAAAAATACTTCAATGAAACTAACTGAATTTAGAAACAAGCTTGAACAACGAAAAGGTAAGCGCATG